GAACGCGTGAAGCGCACGTGGCAGTGCGTCGTGTTCGGCGAGTCGATGCGGATGTCGAGTTCCATGTGTGTGAGTGGAGACCTTGGCCGTCGCGACGTGCGACGTTTCCAGCAGCACCACGCGGAGGTGGTCTCGTGCTGCCATGCGTGCCCCTGGCACGCGATCAGTCAGACGCACTCCTCGTAGTTGGAGGCCGCTTCGGTGTTGCCGACGGACAGGCTCGCGAGGAGTCTCGACCCGAGCGGCGAGCTTTCGCGCGGAAGCAGCAGGTTGACGTTGCCGCTGTAGCCGATGAGGTTCTTCGCGTAGCGGCCACCGCCGGTCTCCTTCTCTTCCACGTTGACCTCCACGGAGAGGTCGTCGGCCTGAGCTTCGGCGATCGGGCCCGGCAGCGTCACCGTGTACTGGTCCTCGAAGTCGAAGCACTTGAGTTCCTGGCCGCAGTCGGCGCAGTTGCGCGAGACGTGAACGGTCACGGTGATCTCGACGGTGTCTTCTTCGATGCTGTCGATGCTCGCGTCGGTGTCGGTGATCTCGGTTTCGAGGGAGACGAACTTGTTGCAGTCAGGGCAGCGCATGGTCGTGTGTGGGGTGAGATCGTTGGTCGCAGCGACGTGCTGCGCTTCCAGGCGACACCACGTGGAGGTGATCTCGTGTCGCCCATGGCGACCCAGGTCGGTGCTTCCGTCCTGAGCGAGCGCGTCGTTGCCTCCGCACTCAGTCGCCCCGCTTCACTGCGATAACCGGCCACCTTGTGGGTGGTCAGCCGGGGCCTCGGCGCGCGTTCTCTCGCGCGCACAGCACGCGCGAGGGTCTCTCGCGCGGCGTCGCTCTCGTTGTCAGCGGTCGTTCGCTTCACAGCGATCGACCATGGATGCAATCATCTCACAATCGGCTGCAGATGCAAGCATTTGTGACCTCCGCAACTGCTGGAAGATCCAGCACTTGCGGCGACGCCCGCGCTGGGGGCCTACTGGAAGGGCCCTCGGGGCCGTCTGGGGACGTTCAGACGGGGCGGCTTCGGGGGCACCGGAAGCAGGCGAGAAAGTGATTCTGAGACCCGATCTCATCTCGGTGGTCGAGGGCGCGAAGCCCGCGCTGCGTGCACGCGTGTACAGCGCGGACGGCTCGCTGCTGGTCGTCGATGACGTCGACTCGATCGAGGCTGCGCTCTACGACCTCGACAGCATCGCGGTCGATGCGCCAGTGCTCTCGGCGATGTTCAGTCCGCCGTACGGCGGCGTCGTCACTGCGCTCACCGTCGATGGCACGTGGGATCTCGACAGCACTGGCTTCAACGTCAAGGCCACGGTCATCACCGACAGCCTTGGCATCGGCGGCCACATGTGCCGCTACGAGATGCGCATCTTCGAGAGCAGCGGCGAGGTGCACACGATCGCGTGGAACATCGAAGTGAGGTCTGCGCTCGGTGCCTAACCTGAAGCCCAACACCTCGGGACTGCGGCCGTTCAAGCGTGGCGAGCGTCGTCACGGAGGCGGTGGTCGCGCGCGCATCTTCGACAAGGCGATGCGCCAAGCGATGAGCGAAGAGGATCGCATCGCGATCGTGCGCAACATCATCGAGATCGCGAAGGGCGAGAAGGGCAAGGTCGGCGATCAGGTCGCAGCTGCGCGCTTCATCATCGAGCGCATCGACGGCAAGACGCCGTTCGAGCACGACCACAAGATCGTCACGCCCGGCGTCATCCTCAACGTCGACGTGGGTCGCGAGGTGCGCGATCTTCCGCCGCTGCCGATCGGCGTGAAGGAGATCACGTGACGCATCGCATCCGCGGTGGGCCGGCGAAGCTCTTCACGAGCACGCAAGCGCGCGCTGCGAAGGGCGGCGTGCACAAGGTGCTGCTCGATGGCCCCGCGGGCACGGGCAAGAGCTTCGGCATCCTCGCGTACCTCACGTGGCTGTCGAGCGTGTACGACGGACTGCGCGTGCTCGTCGTGCGCCAGACGCGCGCCTCGCTGACCGAGAGCGCGTGCGCCACCCTGGCCCGCGTGCTCGGCGACGGACATCCGGCACTGCAGGGCGCTGGCGCGAACAACCGCGACAGCTACGACATCGAGAAGGCGCACTGGTCGCTCGGGTCACTCGAGCATCCCGACCGGCTCTACTCGACCGACTGGGACGTGGTGTACGTGCAGGAAGCGCGTGAGATCGCGCACGAGTCGTGGCTCAAGTTCAGCCGCGCGCTGCGCTCGAACCGCATGCCGTTCCAGCTGCTGCTCGCGGACACGAACCCCGACGCCGAGGATCACTGGCTCAACGTCTCGTGCTCCGACCTGGGCGGCGACATCGAGCGCATCCGCTGCTACCACACGGACAACCCGATGCTGTGGGACGCCGAGCGCGAGGAGTGGACGACGTTCGGCGCCGGCTTCGTGCAGAACCTCGCGGCGCTGCCGGGCTATCTGCGCAAGCAGCTGTACGAGGGCATCTGGTGCTCGGCTGAGGGTTCGGTGCTTCCGCAGTACCAGCGCGAGCGTCACTGCGTCGACGCGATCCCGCACGGCGCGAAGATCGCGTACCACTTCGGTGCGCTCGACTGGGGCTGGACTGACGCGCAGGTCATGCAGATGTGGGCGGTCACCGAGGCGATGCGCATGTACCGCGTCGCTGAGATCTACCGCACCAACGAGAACAGCGACTGGTGGGGCGATCGCGTTGTCGAGATGCGCCAGGAGTTCAAGCCGGTGCGCTTCGTCGCTGACCCCTCGAGGCCCGAGTCGATCGATCTGCTCAACGCGCGCCTCGGCTCACGCGGCACGTCACAGATCGTGATCCCGGCCGACAACAAGCGCGCGACGACAGGCGTCGGCGACCTGGGTGGCATCGACGTGATGCGCTCGATGTTCGAGCGCAATCAGATCTTCTTCGTGCGCAACGCGAACCGGCACATCGACGAGCAGCTCCGCTCGAAGCGCATGCCGTGGTGCACGGAGATGGAGCTGCCCGGCGTCGTGCACGAGCGCGACCGTGTCACCGGCCGCATCCTCGACCGCGTGAAGCAGGGCATCCCCGACCACGGCTTCGACACCACGCGCTACGCGGCGAAGTTCGTGCACACGTACAAGCTCGCGCCGAAGCAGCAGAACGTGCAGACGTACAAGGCCGGATCTTGGGGCGATCGACTGCGTCACGCTGATGTGCATGAGCGCCTGATGGAGGTCGAACTCGATGTTTGACATCAGCCCGAACAACCTCGCGCGCGAGCGTGATCAGGCGCGCGAGACGATCAAGGCGCACCTCGACTCGCTCGATGATTCGGTCGATCGCTACGTCGGCCGTCACTACGGGCGATCGCGCGTCACGAAGAAGTACCAGCCAGAGAACCACGAGTACGAGTTCGTCTCGCTCATGGTGCCGCGGCTCGTGTTCGCGAATCCGAAGGTGAAGGTCACCACGCGCAGGCTCGGCAAACCCGCGATCGTGGCCCGCTCGATGCACCACGGCATGAACCGCTGGGTCGAGGACGAGGGCTACAAGTCGACGTTGCGCACGATCTGCGTCGACTTCCTGCTGCGCTGGGGCGTGTCGATCACGCTGCCCAAGCAGCGCAAGGGCCGCGGCAAGATCCCCAAGCCTGACGGCAGCACGAGCGAGTTCCCGTGGGTGCCGACAACGAAGCGCCTCTCGACGCGTGACGTGTACTGGGACACGCTCGCAACCGACCGCTCCGACCTCGCGTTCATCGGGCACCGCATCACGCGCTACAAGGACGACGTGCTGCGCGAGGCGCGCGAGAACCCACAGATGGGTTGGAACGTGAGCGCGATCGAGTCCGTCCCCGTCAATCGCAAGGACGATGAGCCGCGGAACGAGCGGCGTGACCGCGGCGAGATCACGTACGACGTGATCTGGGTGCGGCACCACAGGCTCGAGGGCAAGCCAGGGCCGGAAGAGGGCTTCAACGGCGTCGTCTGCACGATCGCGACAGGCAGCGGCGGCGACAACGTTGAGCTGCGCGAGCCGTTCCCGTGCTACTGCCCGCCGTGGGGTCCGTACACGTTCTACGGCGCGCACGTCGTGCCGGACGAGACGATCCCGCTGAGCCCCGTCGTTCCCGTGCTTGGTCAGGTCGAGGAGCTGAACGCGGCGGCGCGTGCGTACCGCGAAAGCGTGAAGCGGCGTAAGAAGATCGGCGTCACGAACTCGATCGAGGAGAAGATCGGGCTCAAGTTCCAGAAGGCTCGCGACGGCGACGTGATTGACATCGCCGGCTTCATGAAGGACATGATCGCCGAGATCGAACTCGGCGGCCCGAGCGCGGATCAGGCGTACGCGATCGAGATGTTCAAGCGCACGCTGGCGAACATCAGCGGCATCGACGATGCGCAGCGCGGCGCAGTGACCGGGCGCGGCACTGCGACCGAGAACGCGATCGCGAGCCAGAACGCCGGCGTGCGCACAAACGGCATCAACGACGCGTGGACCGACGCGGTCGCGTCGAACCTGAAGACGGTCGCGTGGTATCTGTTCCACGACAACCGCGTGGCGATGCCTGTTGGCCCCGAGGCCGCGATGGAACTCGGCATTCCGCCTGAGATCGGCGAAGACGGCGCGATCTACATGCCCGACCCGTGGCTGCACGGCGGCATGCACGAGGAGCTGAGCGGCTTCGCGTTCGAGGACCTCGAGCTGTGCATCGAGCCGTACTCGATGGAGCGCACGAGTGAGGGGCGCCAGCAGCAGCAGCTGGACTTCCTGCTGCGCTTCGCTCTCGAGGTCGCGCCGGCGATCCCGATGAATCCGCACGTGCGCTGGCAGGAGTGGATGCAGGCTGCGAGCGATCTCGCGAACCAGCCGCTGTTCGCGCGCATCGTCGACATGAACGTCGCGTCTCAGATGTCGCAGATGGGCATGGCGCTTCAAGTGCAAGAGGCCCAGGCGAAGTCCGAGGGCCCGAAGCAGGAGGCGTACCAGGGCAGCGCGAAGCCATCGATCGTGATCCCGCCGGGCGCTGCGCGCGGCGGCAGAAGCACGCCTGCGAGCGGTGCGAAGGAGAAGTCGAAGAGTGCTGTATGAGTTCGAGCGCGTCGGCGGCGGCGAGTACGCCACGTTCGACTTCCCCATCGGTCGCGCGCCCAAGATCGGCGCGACGATCCGTCGCAACGGTCGGCGGTACGTGCGGATTCCGTCGAGCCCGCAGGTGCCCAGCACGAACTACCACACGAAGTACAGCTTCATGTCCCGCTCGCTGCCGAAGGACCCCGGCAACAAGCGCGGTATGTACCCCAGGGTCGACAAGCAAGGGCGCCCGCTGTTCGCGAGCAAGCGCGAAGTGAGCGAGGTTGTAGCCCGTAGCGAGGGAGGACTGATCTATGACGCAGGAACAGAGCACATCGACAGCTGAGTCGAAGCCGCTCGAGCGCACCGCGGCGCAAGTCACCATGGGTGGCTTGCCGCTCGACGAGACCGCGACGCGCGCCGCGTTCGACAGGCTCTTCAACGCAGCGCCAGACACGCGCGCGCAGCAGGCCAACCTGCTGGAGAGCACCATGAAGACCACGCCGGCGGACCAACAGCCGCCGGCGCAGCCCGGGAAGTCTCTGAAGGGAACAGCCGACTACGACAAGGCGGTCAAGGCCCTGGAACTCGACGGGATTCCGAAGGCGCTGCTGGAGTCTTGGCCGGAGGAGAAGATCGTCGAGATCGGTCTCCACCGCTCCAAGGTTCACGCAGACGTGGACAGCAAGCTGAACGGCGCCAAGCCGAAGACCGAAGAGAAGGCACAGTCGCAGGAGCAGACCGACGCGAAGGCGCTCGGGCTGACGGACGCGGCCAAGGCCCTCTACGAGGAAGTCGGCGAGGACACCGGCAAGCTGCTGACCGGCTACCTGGAGCAGGCGATCAGGGCGGAAGGAGCCAAGCTCATCGAGCAGTTCCAGTCCGCACTGATGAGCCTGCACATGGAGCGGTTGCAGGAGAAGCTCGGCGTCGAGTCGAGCACGTGGGGCAAGGTCGTCGAGCAGATGGGCGTGCTGTCGGAGACCGGTCGCTACAGCGACCTGGATTCCCTGGCACGCGATGCCATGAAGCTCGTCGGCCACGCCCCTCAACCGTCGCGTGATTCGCGCGCGACGGCTTCGCCAGAGGTGCCTTCGGCGCGTGCGCGCCCGCAGCCTCTCACGTTGGAAGAGCGCGAGAAGGCGGCCTTTTTCGAGCTGCTGAACTCGCGCGACGTGGACACGGCGAAGCGGACGTTCCAGCGGACCTCCTGAACTGAGGAATCCAAATGCCCAGCCTGAATCTCTTCACCGACTTCGTCCTGACGACTGGCGAGGCCATCGCGACCGGCGCCGACCAGATCGTCTACGACGTGACGAAGAACACCTACTTCCTGCGTCGCATGATCGAAGGCAAGTCCAAGGAGGTCATTCTCCAGGGCGGCGACAAGATCAAGGACCAGATCATGCTGTCGCTCACCTCGACGCGGCAGCACTACAACCCGAACGAGCCCGTCGACTACATCAACCCGCAGAACCTCACCGAGTGGGAGATTCCGTGGCGGTTCACCATCGACCACATGTCGTGGACCGACCAGGAGACCCAGCTCAACGAGGGCGGGATGACGCGCGAAGCGATGTTCGCGACGTACAAGCGCCTCAAGAGCATCAAGCAGGGCCGCCTGTGGCTCTCGATGATCAACGGCCAGGAGGAAGACCTCTGGGCCGCGCCGGTCAAGGCCGACATGGAGGACACCGGCTCGCTGACGCCGAAGCCGTACAGCATCCCCGCGTTCGTGAACGAGTTCGCGAACGGCCTGTACGTCTCCAGCAACACCGGCCAGTGGACGACGAAGATGGGCATCAACCCGTCGACGTACTCGGCCTGGAAGCCGCAGCGCGTTCTGTACGGCTCCGACTACGCCTCGGCCACGGACAACACGTGGCAGGTCTGGGGTTCGCTGGACGAGATGGCGCACCTGCTCCAGTTCGACCAGCTTCCGATCCACCCCGAGTACAGCGAGAAGCGCAGCGGCAACGCCCTCTACGCGTGCTCGAAGTACGCGCGGAAGGAAGTCATGCGCGCCCTCCGTGTCGGCCAGGACCTGTTCCTCGGCAACCGCCAGGACGGCGCCTACCCGAACCCGATGTACGACGGCATCGAGTTCGTCTACGTCAGCGAGCTGAACGACAAGGCGCTGTACCCGACCGACCTCACTCCGAGCACCAGCGAGGCGCTCGTGATCGAGACGGCGGCTTCTCTCGATGGTCCGCGCTTCTACGCGCTGAACCTCGACTACCTCGTCCCGTTCTGGCACACGGAGCGGTACTTCAAGTTCCTCCAGCCCGATCGTCCGCTCAACCAGCCGACGACCACCGTGCTGCCCGTCGACATGTGGCACAACATCGGGTGCCGCTCGCTTCGCCACCAGGGAATCCTCGCGCCCGGCGCGTGATCCAAGACCACTCCATCAACAACAAGGAAGAAGACACATGTTCGGTGCTCAGATTGCAAACGAACTCGGCATCCACATCCGTGAGACGTGCCGAGCGAAGAACGCCTCCGGTGGCGCCATCGTCAAGGGTGACGCCATGGTCGCCGACTGGGACAACGACAGCGGCGACGCGACCGCGACGACTCGACTGGATGGCCCGAACGGCATCACGTCGAACGTCACGAACGTGTCGAACGACACCTTGGCGAAAGCCACGATCGTTCTCGTCGCGCTGCAGGACCTCGCCGATGACGCGGTCGGGCAGTTCATGGTGATGGGCGTCTGCGACGCGTTCGTGTGCCACATGAACGCGGGCGCGGGCTTCCCGTTCACCGTCACGAAGGGGACGCGCCTGCGCGTGCAGAGCGTGTCGTGCGACAAGACCTTCGACATCAACACGGGCTCTGGCACGGGTGGCAACACCTACGCGATCGTCGTCGAGCCCCCCGCCACGGCGATCCAGGCCACGGGCGTCGCCAACCGCGTCGCCTGCAAGGTCTTCCTCTGCGGCATGTTCGGCCTCGGCCAGCAGTCGTGACGTGGTCGGCGTGCCAGGGGCCGCGCGCTCCTGGCACGCCTCATTCGTGAGGTTCGAACATGGCGATCCAAGTAGCGCGAGCGGTCGAGTACGCAGAGTTCGCTCTGATGGGCAAGGCATCGCCTGCCATCGGTGCTCTGCGCGTCGTGAACATCGCTGGGCGCGCCATGTTCGGCCTCGCGGACTGGAACTGGAAGCGACGCGAACCTGTCAGTCTCGCGCTCGTCGCGGCTCAGGAGTACGTGAGCCTGCCAACGGACTTCGGCGAGGTGGTCGCGCTCTCCGTGAACAACTCGATCATCCAGACGTTCGAGTGGGTCTCACCGCAGCGGCTGATTGACCTGCGCACGAACGTCCTCGCTGACCTGACTGGCAAGTACTTCGGGTGCATCTCGTGGCCGAGGGTCAACGACGTGTCTGTCGCTCCGAATCCGGCGCGTATCGAGATCGCACCCACGCCCAGCAGCAACATCACCGAGGCGATGCTGCTTGTGTACGACGCCGGCTGGGTCGACGTGAACTCGGACGACGACTACATCCAGATCCCGTCGTTCATGGAGCCGCTCTTCTACGAGGTGATCGACGCGATCGCCCTGGGCATGCACTTCGCGCGCGAGGGCACGATGGGCGAGCGCCTCACGCGCGTGAAAGCGAACGACCTGTACCGGTCGGCTCGCCGGCAAGACCTCAACCAGCAGCTGACGCTGGGCCTGATGGAGGGCGGCCAGATCAATGAGCAGGGCCGCTGGCTGACGATCGGCAAGCCGGCGGTGATTGGAGATCCGTCGTGAGCGAGCTGAGCTTTCCGTTTCGCGGCATCGATCGCGGCGACGCCTTCGCGGCGCAGATGCCGCTGACCACGCGCATCGGAAAGAACGTGCGCGGCCGTGACTCGCAAACCGGCCGCCGTCGCGGCTCGATCCGCCCAGGCACGCCCACGTACATCGGCGCGCGCATCGACTCTGGCGCAAACAAGCGGGTTCGCCGACTGATCCAGGCCGCGTACGACGCCAAGCGCGTCACGTACTCCTACAAGGATGTTGGCGAGAACCAGTGGTCGAAGGACGTGAACCGCGTCGTTTCGAATCTCGCCGTCGACGACCAGGGCAACGTGGTCGCCATCACGGGCACGGCGACGATCACGAAGTACAACTCGGCCGGCGAGGAGATCTGGTCGCACTCGCCGAAGAGCGCCGCGCGCGATCAGACGTGCCGAGCGATCTGCTGGGACGGTGTTGGCGGGTTCATCCTCGCCGTCTCCAGCGGCCAAGATCAGAGCGAGGGACACATCTGGCGCATCCTCGAGGACGAGGACTCGAAGCCGTACACGGCCTGGGATCTCGAGCTTGAGGGCTTCGTCGAAGACGTGCAGGTGCTCAACGGTGAGCTGTACGCTGCGTGCAACCTGCCGAAGAACAACATCGGCAAGCTCGTCGTGTACACCGGGATCTTCGGCGAAGTCGAGGACGAGGTCCCCGAGATCGAGCGCGAGGAGTTCATCGAGTACCCCGTGAACGCGATGAGCGTGCGCGAGAAGGACGGCGCGATCTTCCTGGCTCACGGCCCGGCCGAGGCGCCGTACAACCGCGGGGAAGTGCCGCAGAACACGGCGCTGATCGCGAGCATCGTCGACTGGACGATCAAGGACTTGGATCGCTACGAGCGCCGCATCTGGAAGTGGCACGACGCGAGCCAGTACGAAGGCGAGCCGAACTCGGATGTCGTCGTGATCCCCGACGTGTCCGGCAACGGCCGCGACATGTTCGCCGATCTCGTGAACTTCTCCGCGCCGGTGTTCAAGGCGACGGCGATGGGCGGCCTGGGCGCGTTCCGTTTCAGCGGCGCGACGACCGGCTACGAGGGCAAGGTGCTCTCCGCGCCGAACCCGTCGACCACGCTCGCGATGAAGGACATGGGTCTTTCGTGTACGCCGAGCGCGGACAGCACGTCGAACAAGTGGGCGCGCTTCATCGTTCTGCGCGTTCCGCCGGTGGCTCGTGCACAGGGATGCTGGAACCAGAAGACCGAGGAGACGAGCGCGTTCAACCTGGAGCGGAACTTCGGCAAGACGCTCGCGCTCAACGTCGACTCCGAGACGCACTCGAGCGCCACCCTCTGGCCCGCCTCGTCCGGGAACGCATGGTTCCAGGAAGACGTACCCAACGACGTGAACACGTCCGGTGGGTCGCAGCAGATCAATGCGTTCAACACCTCGTTCGGCGGGAACGACTACAACCCGCGCCGCGTCACGTGGACGAACAAGTACTCGTCAGTTGGCGGAACTCAGGGCCTGACGAACGGGACGCACACGATCGGGACCAACGACTCGAACGTGCTCATCCTGACGATCGTGCACATGGCCGGAACGTCGTGTGTGACCGAGACCACAACCGCCGTCGCATCTGCCAACGGAACGCAGGGAGAAGCGACTCAGGTTGCGACGATGATCCGCATCAACGGGCAGGCGTGGGATCGCTATCAGTCGCGCCACGCCTCGTTCGGCACGCAGCCCTCGATGTTCGGGTCGGTCGCGAGCCTTGTGTCGTCGCTGACGGGCGCGGGCGAGTTCGATCTGCTTGAAGACATCGTCCTGCAGTCCGACAGCGCCGCAGACAACGGGATCATCTCGTGCCCCAAGGGGCCGCGCCTGCTGAACGCGAGACTGCGCTTCATCGACGGCCTGCTCTCGTCCGACACCGAGGTCGAGAAGATCGAGGGCTACCTCGCGCACAAGTGGCGCGTTGCCGGCTTGCTGCCCTCGGGGATCTCGCAGGCAAACGCTGCGTCTGGCGGCGGCAACAACAACCTACGGCCCGGAACTCCGTGGGCGACGTACTCGCCGCCGATCGTTCCGCACCCGTACCAGTTGCTCTTCGGCCCTCCGAAGAAGACAGGCGCAGCGTTCGATACGCGTTCTCAGGCGAACAAGAGGCGCTCGAACGACTCCATGCTCGTGAAGCGCGACGGATCGAGTCTCGAGGTCGTGTGGGTGATTGCGAGCGTTCCGTCGGTCACGTTCCCCACGATCGGAATCAGTGGCGAGACGTACGGCGGCATCGGGTACGGCGTGGCGACGAGTGACGATCGCGTGTTCAGCGTGGGCCCGGTGTACGACGCCGGCGGAACCGTGGCCGAACAGGCGTGCACGATCGGAATCACGGACAACGGGAAGACGTACACGATCTCCTGGACGAAGACCTCCGGCGACCTCGGCCTCGACAACGTGATTTCGCCGTCGTATGACCGGCTGAAGTGCTCCGTCGACGAGAACGGCAACTTCTATCTGCCATGGAATGACAACGGCGTGTCGAGCACTGTCGGGTACAGCGGCTTCGTGCTCAACCCGGACGGCGACGTGCTGCTGGAGATTGAGGCCAGCGCGGTCGACGCGACGATGCCGCAGGGGCTCGCGCTCAAGCCGGCGTTCGAGGTGGTCGACAGCGAGGGCGATCTTACGGATGACATCGCCGAGCACGTGTACCTCGGCACCAACCAGAAGCGCGACGGGACCGAGGACAACACCGTCGCCACGCTCTACCGCGTGACGACGCTGAGCACTGTGCGCATCGACACGCCGCCGCGCGTGAACAAGCTCGTGGGCGTCGCGGCCGGCAAGATTCGAACGCTGACATCGCCTGCGACGGTCGGAACGCCCACATTTGCCGGCGTGACTGACCCGGTCCTCTCTGCGAGCGCGCGCTACATCGCGGCCGCAGTGCTGTACGAGAAGGTGTACTTCGCGGACGGTGAGTCATACGCGGTCTACGACCCGCGGGCGAACGAGGTCACTGCGCTGAAGGCCGACAAGTCTGGGCAGGTGCCCAAGCGCATGTCGCTGCTCGCAACGTGGCGCGGCCGTCTCGTCGGAGCGCGCAGCGAAGGCAAGCCGCATCACTGGTGGATGTCGGCGGTCGGCGAGCCAGGGAACTGGGACTTCTACCCCTCCGTCATCACGGCGACGCAGGCGATCGAGGGCAGCACGAGCCGCGCTGGCCTCGCGCCCGACATCGTCAACTGCCTGATCCCGTACAACGACGACCTGTTGATCTTCGGGTGCGACAAGGAGATCTGGAGGCTCACCGGCGACCCGGCCGTTGGGGCGCAGTTCGATCTCGTCACGCGCTCGACGGGCATCGCGTTCGGCGCGCCGTGGTGCATCGCGCCCGACGGCACGATCTTCTTCTTCGGCTCGCGTGGCGGCGTGTTCGCGATGCCGCCCGGCGGACAACCGACGCTGATCTCGGACTCTGGGCCGAGCGGCAAGCGCACATCGGTCCAGCGCGACCTCGAGTCGATCGACCTCGCCACCTATCACGTTGAGATGGCTTGGCTGACGGAGAGCCAGTCGCTCGTGGTTGCCGTGGTGCCGCACGCCGCGGACTCAGTCGCAGCGTCCTGGTGGGCCTGGGACTCGACCACGGGCGCGTGGTGGGAAGACACATGGACCGGCGCAGATCTTCAGCCGACGGCCATCGCTGTCCTCGACGGCGACGAGCCCGACGACCGTCGCGTTCTGCTCGGCCGAGCCGATGGCTACGTCTCGGTGGTTGACGAAAGCGCCGCCTACGACGGCGACGCGGCCACGGCTGTCGCGGCGATCGACACCCAGGTGCTGCTCGGGCCGATCTCGAACGAAGACCAGGAAGTCGCCGTCGAGTGGCTGGCCGCCACCCTGGCACGCGACCGCGCGTCCCTGCGCTTTCAGCTGTTCTCCAGCGACAACCCGGATGCGATGGGCGACCCCGTCTACACGGGCCTCTTCGAGCACGGGTACACGGGCAAGATCTTCGCTCGGGCCCGCGGCGCGTACGTGTGGATCAAGCTCCTGCGCGTCGAACCCGTCGGGTCAACGCTTCCGTCCCCGCTTGGGTGGTCTCTGGAGCGCATGGAGGCTAGCCTCGCGCCCATGGGAGCGAAGCGATGAGCAGGCGCAGTGGCTACGTCGGCCGGGGCGTCGGGAGCCAGGGCTCGCGAGCGCAGTCACTGGGCGGCAGCGATCCGCGCGCGCGTCGGGCGGGCCAGGGGATGTCCACGGACGAGGCTGCTGGGCGCGGCCTCTCTGTCGAGGATGGTCGCCTCGTGATCGATGTCGCGAAGGCTCAGAAGCTGCTGATCCGCTTCGAGAACGGATCGGCGCTGACGCTCGACCGCGGCACGGTGCACCTGAAGAGCGGCGCCGGCCTGACACAGGACGGTGGTGTGCTTGCGCTCGATGCGCTCGACTCGGTGCGCGATGTCAGCTCGGGCGCCAGCACGACAACCCTGGCTGCGAAGATGAACGAGCTTCTGGCCGCGCTTCGACTGAAGGGATTCATGGTGTCATGAAGTCCGCTGTCGAACTCGGGACGGCCATGGAGGTGATCGAGATCCTGTGCACCGACGTAGTCGGCGCGCGCATGTTCCTCGGTGACGGCGCGTTCGACGAGCTGATGTCGAGCCCTCGGGCGATGGCGGACATGCTCGGAAGGGCCGACAACATCGTCCTGAGGCGCGGCGTTCTGATCGTTGGTCACTACTGCGGCGGCGGAATGCTGATGATGCACGCGTTCGCCGCGCCGAGCGCCCGCGGCGCGACGGTGAGGCGCATCGTGAGGGAGTACTTCAGACTGGCTTTCAGGTCAGAGAAGGATGCGATGATGATCGTCGGCAAGATCCATCCCGACAACAGGCCCGCACGCCACATGGCTGTCGCGTGCGGCATGAAGCCACGCAGGTCCGACGACGACCACTGCTGGTACGAGGTGCGGCGCCGTGGGTAACCTCTACGGAAACATGCCTGCTGGCTCGCTCGGCCTTCCCAACGGAATCCTTGGCGGGCTGAGTTCGCCGCAGAACGCCAACAAGGGGCCCAACAGCTCCGCGATGGGGAAGCTCATCAAGGCCATGATGAAGAAGAAGCAGCAGAACCAGCCCACTCTGCCGAAGATCGACTACAGCGGGTACACGCTCACTCGACTGAGCGACTGGAGCTGAGACATGGGCGGCATCGGCGACATGCTCTTCGGGACCGAGGACAAGGCGTACAAGCAGAACCTGAAGAACTACAAGCTGGTTCAGCAGGTCTGGGGCGATCTGAAGCCCGAGCAAGCGAAGGTCATGCAGGCGTACCTCGCCCAGCAGGCTGGGGTCGCGCCGCTGATCCAGCAGGCGTACGCGAAGGCCGGCAAGGGACTGAAGCAGGGCGCCGCGAACCAGTCGAAGGCGATCCTGCAGAACCAGAAGCAGCAGCTTGCCGCGGTCGAATCTGCCGCGCTCTCGCGTGGCATGAGCGGCACGAGCGTCCCGCTGAACCTGAAGCGCGGCGTTCGCGCGGACGCCTCCACGGCGCTCGCTAGTGTGCAGAGCGCGTTCTCGCAGCTGGAGTCGGAACTCGCACTGAGCAAGGGCAACGCCCTCGCCGGTGCGAAGGGCAACATGGCGAACGCTTACCTGAACCAGATCCAGCAGAACCTCGCGCTCGCGCAGGGCCAGACCGGCGGCATGACCTCGTTCCAGTTCCAGGGTTCGCCGGGACTGCTGCAGACGGCGGTTTCAGGCGCGGCCCAGGGCCTGTCACAGGTCGGCGGCATGGCGCTCGGCGCTGCGATGTTCAGCGACGCGCGCATGAAGGTGAACGTGCGGCGCGTCGGCACGAGCCCGTCGGGGATCCCGATCAGCGAGTTCGAGTACATAAGCCAGCCCGGAAAGCGGTTCCGTGGCGTCATCGCGCAGGATCTGATCGCCATCCGACCGGACGCTGTGGTCGAGGCCAGCAGCGGGATGCTGGCCGTTCGCTACGGCGAGATCGACGTTTCGTTCGAGGAGGCCGTCTGACATGCCGATCATCGTCAACCACCCGACCTACGGCATCGGCAGCCCGGTCGCGAACGCGATCGCCGGGTCGATGGTTGCTGGTTACGTGGACGCGAAGCGCCAAGCCGAGGAGGCCGAGGAGAAGCAGGCGCGCCTCGACTACATCAAGTCCCAGACGGCGGCGAGCCAGAGCCGCATGGAGACCGAGAAGCAGAACCGCGAGCTTGCGGCGAGCGCAGAGGCGCGCGCCGACAAGGCAGAGGCGCGCGCCGACAGAGAGTCCGAGGGCCGCATCAAGCTCACTGAGGAGCAGACGCGTGGTGCGGCTCTCGCCAACGACAAGGCCAAGCGCGCGCTGGAGAACAGGGTCGATCCAGCTCTTGCCGCGGCAGAAGTGGACATCTTCCGCGAAGAGATCCTTGGCGTGTTCGGCGGCAACGTGCCGGAGGCGATGAAGGCCAAGATCGACGGGTACGTCAGGGCGTTCGGGGCTATCGACCCGAGCGCGATCGGCCTGGACGGGAAGACTCGCTCGAGGGAAGACTTCCGCGACATCGTCACGCGCAGCCTCGCGAGAAGCCCAGAGGTGCTTCAGGCGCAGAAGAGCGCCGTCGGCGACATGATCGAGGAGTTCGCTGCGAGCGAGTCTGCTGCCCTGGTCCCCGCCGAGACCAAGGGGCTCGTCTCGCTGGGCGAGCAGCTGATGCAGCCCGGCGTCACTGTTTCGAGCGAAACGATCGCCTCCGTGCACAAGGCGATCTCGGACGCGCGCGCCAGGGCGGAGAAGAAGTACGAGTTCCGTCGGATGAAGGCGCGCTCGATTCAGTCCCTCGAGCACATGGCGATGACGCCGGGCCTTGGGACTGCCCAGATCCGCGGGATCGAGTCGCTGCTTGCCAGAACGCACTCGGCGGTGAGCGACGACGAGATCAGCAGCGTGATGGAGAAGGCGACCTCGATCGTGAGCGGCTCCGACCCCGCCGAGGTTCTGGCACGCAATGAGAAGGCGCAGATGTTCGATGCGCTCATCAAAGTCATGCCCAAGGACATTGATGTCGCCTCTGCGGTTGACTTCGCCCGTCAGGTGAAGGAGATCGTGTACGGGACCAGCAGCGGCGCGAGTGTTCAGGAGGCCGCGCAGACCCAGGCCGCCCCGCCCGGCGCCGCTTCGCGTGGCGGCTCGCTTGCTGCCCAGATGGGTCGCGATCCCAGCCAGCTGGTCACCGTGCGAAACACGGCGAGCACCGAAGCTGAGCTTGGCGGTGAGCCGGTCCAGGAGCCGCCCATCGACAAGAGGCCAAGCGCCGAGCCAGATCAGTACGCGATGTACCAAGCGGCGACGTACGTCGATGACCGCACCGGCGAGGAGATCTCGAAGGCCCAGCAAGAGTACGAGTCGAAGTTCGGGCCGATCAACGAGGCCAAGAAGAAGCTCGTCGCGTCCGAGATCGAGCGGCGCGACGCGAAGCGCGCGAAGAAGGAGAGGGAGGCTGCTGACGAGGCTGCTGCGGACGCCGCCGAGAAGAAGGAGGCCGAGGAAGCGGAAGCTCGACGCGGCGACTTTGCGACCGTCGCCGCGCTCGCGCTGTGGGTTCGCTCGGGCAAGAAGACCCGCAAGCAACTCGATGACGCCGTCGCTGAGTTCAAGAAGAAGTACGGCGAACTCACCAACGAAGAGCAGAACCGGCTGACCAGGAACAGCAGGTAGCCATGCCTCAAGATCCCGGCACACAGCAGATGACCCTGGCCGAGGCGCTCGAGCGCCAGATGGCTGGGGAACCGATCGAGATCTTGAACGACCCTGACTTCGGCGCGCTCACGGAGAAGACGTTCGGCGATGCGATCTCGGAGATCGATGCGACCAAGCTGCCGGTCGCGGGCATGTTCTTCGACGCGAAGAACCTGCTCGATCTCTACAACGCCGCGAGCGCGGCCGAAACGCGCGATCTGACGCCCGAGGAGTTCCGCGCGCTGTGGCGCTGGAGTCGCGAGCAGAACCGACCGACCTCGCTCGGCTACGACGTGGCGAGCGTGCTCACGGAGATGCCCGCGTTCGCGATCGAGACGCTGCTTGGCGGCGCTGTCGCTGGACGCGTCGCAGCCAAGACCGGAATGAAGGCCGCCTCCGTCGGCGTGAAGCGTGCTGTGCGCGCGGCCGTCGACAGCATGACCGAGGCGGGCGTTGCGCGCATGGTCGGCCGCGGGGCGATCAACCTTGGCGAGAAGGCCGCCGCCGCACTCGGAACGTCCGCCGTCACGACCGCGCTCATGCCCGGCCGCATCGCCGCCAGCGCAGCTGAGCGCACGCTCGCGGAGCACGTCGGCATCGATGGCGAGCGCGCGCAGCTCGTGCTTTCCGGCTCGATTCCGTCGTTCCTGGATGCTCTGCCCGAGGGCGCGCTCGACACGTGGATCGAGAACTTCAGCGAGCGCAGCGGCGGCATGATCCCACTGCCGAACGCGATCAGGGCACTCCAGGCGCGCGTGATCGGCGAGGCCACGCGTCGTGTGCCAGGGATGACGGCTGGCAAGATCCTCAGCGAGATCGCCAGAGGCGCGGGCTGGGACGGCGTGCTCGCCGAGATGGGCGAAGAGCGCGTGGGCGACATCTTGCGCGCTGCCCTGCTCGACGACCCATGGGAGAACGTGATCCCAAGCGGGAGGCAGTTGCTCACCGAGGCCATCGCGTTCAGCGTCCCCGGCGCCGTGAGCACCGGGATCCAGAAAGTCGCCGGCGCCGCCGGCGCGCCTGTCGAGGTCGGCGAGAACGCGAAGCTCCAGCAGTCTGAGCGTGGCGACGAGATCACCGTCGACGACGAGACCGCGCGCCTTGGTCGTGAGTTCGCTGCCGCTGGCGGTGCTGACCCGGCCGGGCCCGTGCGTTTCCACGCAATGCCAGACTGGATGCAGGATCTTGCGCGCGATGTGGGCGCGAACGTCGTCGGGGTCGACACCGGCGCGCCCCTCGAGCGCGCTTCCGGCGAGTACCGCAACGGCACCATCTTCATCGATGTCAACCAACCCGCCGAGCGCCAGCTCGACGAGGTGTTCCTGCACGAGGTCGGCCATCACCTGCGCGCGGCGTCCGGCGCCGATTGGCGCGAGTTGGCGCAGCGCCTGCGAACGATCGACCCGGAAGGGCTTGATCGCCTGCGCGAGGAGCGCCGCGGTCGGCAGTTCGGTGGACGCGCTGACGCGAGCCTGAGCGAGCGGGAGCGCGATCTTCTCGGCGAGGAGACCGTCTCGACGTACATGGAGGACGTGGCGGGCATGCTGCGCTTGGCGCTGGAGCGACGCTCCACGCTCGCGCGCATCGCCGAGCGCCAGCCCTCCCTGGCCCGCTCCATCGGGCGCGGCGTTGTGCGCATGCTGAACAGCGTGGGCTACCGCCTCCAGATGCCGGAGGCGCTGCAGATGGCCCAAGACCTGCACGCCACGCTCGCACGCACGGAGACCGAGAAACGGCTGTCGCCTGGGGCGGCGATTCGCGTGGCACAGGAGATCGCGGCGGCCATCAGCGGCCTGCGCAGCGCCGTGCTCGCCAACCGCGAGGCCCAGTTCTACGCGGACCTGGAAGCGGCCCCGGCACAGGAGCAGGCGCAGGTCGAGCAGCAGGGTGCGGCTGCGACCCAGGCCGGGATCGAGGCGCAGATGGAGGCCGCTCAGCCGGCCCAGGCCGAGGTCCCGTCCGAGACTGTGCGCGAGCGCGAAGCTCGGGGCAGGGACACGACCCTGGCCGCCCTGGCCGCCCAGGAGGCCGCCCTGGAGGCCCAGGCCGAGCCCTCCCAGGAAGTCCAGCCGAGCGCCCGCGTGCAGGAGGCGCGAGCGCGCGAGGGCACGCGGGCAGCCATGGACGCCGTCGAGGCGGCGGCCCAGGAGCGCCCCGAGGCGCCGGTCGGCCGGGAGGTCGAGCAGCGAGCCAGGGAGGGCTCCGCTGCCGGCATGGCTGCGCAGGAGGCCGCTCGGCTCGACAGGGAGCCCTGGGCTGCGCGCTACCGAAACCTGGGCGTGAAAGACCTCCGGCGCCTTCGCACGCGAGCGGTGACCGCTGAGGCGGCCAAGGCCGAGGCGGTCCTGGGTCGCCAGCGGGGCCGCGAGCTGACCCTCCTGCGAGCGCAGGTCCGCGGCGGCGTCGGGTCGACCGGCGAGCGGTACGGGGTGGACTCCCGTGCCGGGGCGCGCCTGGAGAAGTTCATGCGTGGCCTGACCGCGACCGAGCGCGCGCGCCTGGAGATGCAGGACGTGCCGCAGGTCGACGAGATTGACCGCGTGCTCGAGGTGCTCGGCAGCACGAGGCGTCCGCCGACCCTGAACGCATCGAGGCGAGAGCGTGAAGCTCGGGAGCGCCAGCGCGAGGTGCAGCAGATGCTCCGTGAGGAGCCGCGCCGCTACGCGCTGCCGCGCAACCGGGCGAAGGTCGTCGACCTGCCCGATGGGACGTTCGGTGTGGAGATCGACGGGAAGGTCGTGCGCACGCACAACGCCCGCAACTTCGCAGAAGTCGATGCGCGCACGGTGCGGCAGGTGTACGCCGTCGACCCGGAGCTTCAGCAGCAGATCGATGCGGCGCCCACGTCGTTCCAGAGCATCACGCCCGCCAACGCGCGCAAGCTCGTGCGCCTTCCGCCGCTCACGCAGGCCGAGAAGGAGATGCTCGCTGCGGCCAACGCCCCGCCCGAGGTCGAGCGGTACATCCGCGATGTGCGCGCGCAGTTCCCCGCCAGCGAAGGCTGGATGCCGATGGAGGTCGCAAAGATCGTCCCCGGCGATACGCCCGCCAGCATGGTGCAGTGGAGGGGGATCTCGCCGACCTACCACAACAACAAGGGCATCTCTAGGAAGGGCGCGATCCAGCGCCTTCGCCGCGGAATCGTTGCCGAGGTCCGGTCGATCATCGATCAGGCGCGCGGCGGCGATGTGAACTCGCTCGTGATCCTGCGGAACGCGAAGTGGTACAGCAACATGACCGAGGCGCTGTACCGCGAGTGGGGCGGGTTCGCGCCCACGTTCGCGGACCTGCTCGGCGCGCTGTCGCCGAACACGCCGGTCCAGACGAACTACGACTTCGCGCTCGAAGCGATCCGCAACTTCTCCGCCGGCAAGTACAGCAACGAGCTTCGCTCGCTCGCGCAGCATCTCGCCAGCGGCAAGGACGCTGGCAGCTACGACGGCCCGCTGATCTTGCGCGGCGGCAAGCAGTACGGGATCAACTCCAGAAACGCCATGCTTGCGATGCTCGACGTGTGGATGTCGAACGTCAGCAGGCACGGCTCTGCGCCCAAGGCGCGCAACTTCGGCGGGAACCTGATCGGGCGCTTCGACAGCCCGACAGTTGACGTGTGGGCCGCGCGCACGGCCCAGCGACTGATGGGGCACAAGCGCATTCCACCGATGGCCGACGGCGGCGTCGGCGGCAGCTTCCTCGTTGGCGGCGACGTGGGCTCCAGCTACGGCTTCATGGGCGAGGCGCTCGTGATGGCCGGCAACGACCTCGGCATGAACGCGCCCGATCTTCAGGCGGTGCTGTGGTTCAGCGAGAAGCGCCTGTGGACCGAGAAGGGCTGGACGAACGAGGCGGGCCAGGGTGGCTCTTTCGAAGAGGTCTCGAGAGAGACCGACGCGATGCGTTCGTTCGCCGGTATCTCCGTGCAGCGCGACGCCCCGCCGAGCCCGACGCTGAAGATGCTCACCGAGGGCGAGCTGATCGCGAACCTCACGAACGACCCGGACGTGCTCGCTTGGCGTGCGCCCGACACGCGCGGCGAGTTCTGGGATCCGACGAAGGCGCCTGTCGAGATCACGCAGGAGCACTCGTTCGACCACGAGGTCGTGCATACGCGTGGCTGGAACAGTGAGTCCTGGATCAACGGGCTGAAGGACATCGCGTCGCGCGAAGGGCAGACCTCGTTCCTGACCGCGACGGTCATCCCCACCGCCGATGCGCTGCCGACGGATGCGCCGGGCCTTGAGGTCTACCTGCGCGACCCGGTCCCCGAGGGGCACCCGCTCCTGGAGCGCCTGCGCGAGATCGTCACGCAGGGCGGCATGACAGGGTGGACGATGATCCGCGCCCAGCGCCTCGACATGCTGGATCCGCCCCTGCCGAACCAGTACATCGGCATCCGGTCGCTCTACGTCCACGAGTACGTGGGCGCAGAGGGCTCGGACAGGGCCGCCGAGCACGAGAAGGCGCTTCCGGGTATCCTTCAGGCTGAATCCAGCATTCAAGCGATCGACGAAGTCGCCTCGGCCGCTACGCGGGCCTACAGGACGAACGTCTACTTCAAGGGCAGGGACTATGAAGACCGAAGCAGGGTGGATGCCCAAGCTCCTCGCGGAGTTCAGGAAGAATCCGAACAGCAAGCTCGCGAAGGGGACGCTGGCAGCGGTGCAGGAGCAGAAGCGGATGGAGGACGTGACCTCGACGTTCGCGATCTCGCAGAAGACGACGCCATCTTCGCCGCAGCCGAGCGCGGAGACGAAGAAACCGTCCGCAGGCTAGCTCTGCCGCGCACGCGGACGCCGCAGTTCCGCGCGTGGTTCGGCGACTCGAAGGTGGTCGACGCGGATGGCAATCCGCTGGTCGTGTACCGTGGCGGCAAGGAGCACACGAACGTTTGGAACACGAAGGAGAACAGATCGCTCCTTCCCAACGAGCACCTCGGTGTCCACTTCTCGCTAGACCCAGCAACCGCATCTCTGTTCGCTGGCGATGACGGCTCTGTCGGGGCGTACTTCCTGTCGATCAGCAACCCGCTGCGACTGCCTGACACCGGAACTGACTGGGGCTCGCATTCGGTCCTGAACGCCCTGAAGAGCCTCGGCGAGAAGGCCACGCCTGAGCAGCGCCGATTCATGGAGGCGCTCGATGGCAACATGTACGAGGCCGAGGAGAACAACCTCGGCGACGACAGGAAAGTTCTGGCCGACACGCTTTCCGAACTTGGCTACGACGGCGTCGTTTACCTGAACCGGAAGGAAGGCGTGCGCCCCGGCGAGTCTGCGATTAGGGCGAGCGACTGGGCCAAGATGTTCGACTTCGCAGGTCGCGCGGCAGAAGGCGTGACTGACGAGATGTTCCTCGAGCTGCAGCCGTGGATGCGTGACGCGTACATCGCCCTGGAGCCGAATCAGATCAAAAGCGCCACCGGAAACAGGGGGACATTCCGACGCGATGCAGCAGATGTCCGCCTCGCCCTACCGCGTATCGACTCGCGTCGCCTGGAGCGCGCCAGGGGCACGATCGGCGACGCGATTGCCGAAGGGCGCGGGCTCGAAGGCGGGCGCGCTGAAGGCGACTACGCGAACCGCGCGACGGGCGAGAAGACGCGCGGCTTCGCTGCCGGCATCGCAGACCTGCGCGAGCAGGGGCTGGACCCCGTCACGATCGACGAACAGGTCGAGCGCGCGGAGAAGATGCTCTCGGACAACCCCGAGGGCGTACGTGCCGAGATCATCAACAAGCTCTCGAACGGTACTGCGCTTCTTCCGCACGAGCAGCTGATCGCGGAGCGGGTGCGCAACGAAGTCGCGCTCGGCGCGCTGCGGAACCGCAGCGACGAGTCGATGAAGCGCGCCATCAAGATCGGGTGGGCGTACCAGGAGATGCGCGCGCAGACCGCGCGCGCCCTGGGCGTCGTCCGGGACGCGTTCCTGCGACTGCGTGACCCGCAGGCGATCATCGGTGACGCGCTCGCTGAGCCGTCGCGCAAGAACCGCAGGCGCATCCAGAAGATCCGCAAGGAACTCGCCTCGAAGCCCACCGAGCAGCGGCGCTTCGCGCTCCAGCGCGAACTCGACCAGCTCCTCGAGGAGGAGTCGCGCATCGCGACGCGCGCCCTGGCACGCCTCGACCGCTCGGGCCTGACGACGCCGACGCCCGAGCAGTTCTCGGACCCGGTGATTCACTCGCGCATCGCACGCATCATCGCGAGCGCGAAGGCTGACGGCTGGGACTACCTGCTGGAGTACCGCCTTGCGGCGATGCTCGGCGGGCCGCTCACGCACGTCGCCAACTTCGCCGGCAACCAGACGCACCAGTTCTACGAGCAGGTCGCGAAGCGCGTCGCCGAGGCGATGACGAACCTCGTCGTGCGCGACCCGAACGCGGCCACGTTCGGTGAGGTCGCGACGTGGTTCCGGGCTTGGGTCGGCGGTCTCGCGCAGGCGGGCCACAACGCGATGCTTGCGTTCCGCACCGAGGCTCCGGTGTTCGAGCGCGATCTGCTGCGTCGAGGCATCGACGTGAAGGAGGCCGGGTCGAAAGTCGACCTTGAGGGCGGAGATGCGCCTCGCATCCCCGGTGCCGTCGGCCGTGTGCTGCGCGCTCCGTCGCTGACGATGCTCAAGGCGATGGACGAGTTCTTCATCACGCTCGCCGCGACGACGGAAGCGACCGCGCTCGCGTACCGGCAGGCGAAGGGCAACCCCGAGGAGATGCGTCGCATCCTCGCGGACCCGATGAACAACGTGCACCTCGACGGCCTTAAGATGGCGAAGAAGGTCACGTTCCAGGACGGCTCGCAGTCGCCGACTGCGAACATGCTCCTGGCCGCAAGGCGCTCGGTCGATGAGCAGTTCCACGCGCCGATCGGCTCGATCCTGCTGCCGTTCGTGCGTACGCCGCTCCAGATCTTCAAGGCCGGGCTCGGCATCCCGTTCCACCCGATGACCACGGCGTGGAGACTCGTGCGCGGCGAGTACAGGGGCCAGAACCACCTACTCGTGCGCGACGCCGGAGCATCGATGATGTCGATGGGCATCGCTCTCGCGCTGATCAATGCGATGCGGCCTGACGGCGACGACGAGCCGCTGATCACCGGCTCGGGCTCGATCAAGCCCGGCGAGCGCGACCTTCAGATGCGTACGCGTCCGCCGATGTCCGTGCGTGTCGGTGACACGTGGTATAGCTACACGCGTGTCGAGCCGTTCTCGGTCGCCTTCGCGACGACCATCGATCTTGCCCAGGCGGCGAGTGACGCGGCCGCGGCTGGGAACCAGGAGGCGTTCGAGCGCACGTTCCTGCGCCTCGTTGGAAGCATCGGCGACCAGATCAACGACAAGACGTTCCTGCGCACGGTCGGAGACGTGTACAAGCTCGCCACGCAGCCGGACGCTTCCAGCGGCGCACGTTTCGTGCGTGACACGCTCGTCACGTCGTTCATTCCGAACGTGATCCGCCAGCCCGCGCGGGCGATGGATGAGACGATGCGTGTCAACGCCGCACGTCGCCACGAAGGCGAGGGGGTCTGGGCGGCCACCTGGGCCGACATGGGCTACCAAGCGTTCCCGACGCCGGGCAACGCGCCGCCGATGAAGTACGACCTGTGGGGTCGCGAGATTCCCCGCGGTGGCGGGTGGTTCCCCGCGCGACTGCTCTCGCCGATGCAGGAGACCGGCAGGGTCAGCAACGTCAGCCGGATCGACAGGATGCTCGCGACGTGGAACGACATGGTCGAGGCAGGCGAGGTCGTCGGCGACAAGTTCGAACCCGCGCCGCCGCGCTACAACGGCTCGCGCCGCAAGCAGGAGTACATCTTCAGCGACGAGGAGTACTCGCGCCTGCTGCGCGAGGCGGGCCAGGAAAGCGCGCGTGCGCTCGAGGCGAAGAATCTGAACATCGAGTCGCCCACGCAGGACGACATCGATACCGTGAAGCGCGTGATCGAGTCCGCGCGGGCTCGCGCCGTGAACCGCATCCTGAACGACAGAAGGAGCGCCCGATGAAGTACCTGATCTTGGCCTTGATGCTCACGTCCTGCGGTTCGACCGCGGGTGTATTCGGACTGGCGTCAACCGGCGACCTGGAGGAACGCGCCGAGGATCTCCAGGCGTACGCAGACCGCGCCGCCCTGGCCCGCCAGGAGCAGACCCACGCAGGTGTGCTCGCAGCCGTGGAGCCCATCGAGCCGCTGCTGCCCGGCCTGGGCAGGTACGTCGAGGCACGGCTCAAGGAGAGCCCGTACACGCCGCCGCCGCCCGTGCCGCCGAAGCCGGAAGAGCCCCTGCTTCCGTGGTGGATGGAAGAGGCCGCGACCGCCCTCGTAGGCGCGGGGCTGGCCTACGTCGGCGTCAACCGTGTCCGTGACAGCAGGCGTCGTCAGCGCGGCGAGTCCGTCGAGGCCAAGGCGTGACGAATCCTCAGGAAAAGGAGGCCCAGGGTCTCCTGAAACATCGGATTGTCGACCGGGAGACATTGGTTCCGGTGAGCATCCTTCTGGGTGTGTGCAGTGCGGCCGTGGCTGGCGCGATGATGGTCGGCCCAATCATCTTTCAGGCCAAGGTCGACGAAAGCCTGCTACCCATGCAGAAGAGCATGCTCGAGCTGAACCACCGGATCGACATCATGGACTCGGGGATCAACGCGCGGCTGCGCGCTCTGGAGGAGCGCGTCAGTGATCGCTGGACCCGCACCGACATGCGCACGTGGGTGCGCGAGTTTCAGGCGATGAACGAAAGCAAGGTCAGGGTGCCTGAGATCGAACGCTGATGGCGCGCGCTGCCTCAAAGGCTCCGGCCACAGCCGTTCTCGCCGGCGACCCCGAGGGTAACCTCGTCGAGATCACCCAGACGGCCACGCCTGGGAACCAGCTCTACGAGGTGCAGGCCGTTGGGGCTGTCCGCGACCGCGTCCGCATCTACGCGACGAACAACTCCAGCGCGGCTGTCGATCTGACGATCGAGTGGATGGGCACGACCAACGCCGACAAGATCGTCGTTAGCGTACCCCCGAAGAACGGGCTCGAACTCGTGGCTGAGGGCTGGGTGCGTAACGCCAGCACTGGCTCGAAGGCCACGATCGCGGCGTTCGCCGCATCGGCGAGTGTGATCAACGTGCACGTGGTTGCGGAGAGCGAGCGATGACGAAGGTCGTGATCATCTGCGCGGACGACCTGGGCCGCGAGCAGTTCCAGAGCTACGGCATCGGCGGGATCACTGGCCCCCTGGGCGTCGCGTACCCGGACCTGAGCGAGATCGAGGCGCTGAAGACGAACGGGGTCCGCCTTACGAACTTCTACGTGCACGCCTTCTGCTCGCCAACGCGCGCCTCCGAGATCACCGGGCTGTGGCCGGGGAACAGCGGTGTCGGCAACATCATCGAGAACAACAACACGGCCCCGCTTGTCGAGTCCAATCTGTGCCTCCCCGAGCTTCTGGGCCGCCTGAATCCAGGCATCCGGCGCGCGACGATCGGCAAACTGCACCTCTCGAACCAGCAGAACGGCGACACCGATGCCTATCGGCGCATGGGGTTCGAGTTCTGGAACGGGTCGCTTCGCAATCTGCCGATCGTGACCAACAGCTACACGACCTACAGCTACTACGTGAACGGCGAGCTGCGCCGTGCGTACGACTACTGGGCGACACGGAAAACGACTGACGACGCGATTCGCTACCTGCGGAAGTACGCCAACGATGACGTGTACTTGCGCGTCTGCTACAACGCGCCGCACGAGCCGTTCCAGCGCCCTCCGGCCGGCACGTACGACAGCGTCACGTGGGTCTGTCCTGACGAGTACCCCGTGAACCAGACTGTGACCGCGACGATCAGGCCGTACTTCAAGGCCATGTGCGAGAACCTGAGCTATGAGATCGGGCGGCTGCTTGCTGAGATCGACTTCGGCGACACACTTGTCTTCTTCTTCGCCGACAACGGAACAGCGACGATCCCCGTTGCCGGCGAGTACAACGGTGTTTCGGGTGCCTATTGGGACGGGCGAACCAAGCGCACCGTCTATGATGGCGGCATTCGCATCCCAGCATTCGCGCGCGGCTACGGAATCAACAACACGAATCGTGACATCACTCAGCTCGTGTCTGTGGTCGACCTTTTCCCGACGATCCTCGACCTGTTCGGCCTAAGTCTCCCCGAGACAGCCAGAATCGATGGGCAGAGCTTCACTCATCTGCTCGAGGACGCGCCCGGCACCGACCGCCAGTACCTCCTGAGCGAGATCTTTGGCCCAGAGAATGGGCCGAACGCCGGAACGACCGACGGGCGCAGGGCCGTGCGCAGCGCCACGCACAAGCTGATCTGGATCGACGAAGCCATCGCGGATGGTCCGTCGGAGTTCTACAACCTGAACAGCGACCCCATGGAGTTGACGAACCTGCTCCCTGGGCCGCTTTCTCCGACGGACCTCGCCGAGTACAACGCGATGATCAACTGGCTGTCTACGCAGTGGTGGGCGAGTCAAGCAGGGCAGACCTGAGTTCGCCCATGTACTGGTAGTCGCTCTGGTCGTTGCCCATCTGGCGGCCGAGCATCAAGAGCGCCGACTTCGGCGGCAGCACGGCCGACGTGATCGCCCCTCTGGCACGCAGCCGCTCCACGTGGCCGATGAGCCACAGCACGTTCACCGCCTCGCCTGGGCCGCTCCACCCGATTGCGCGCGTGAAGTCCGCGCCCATGTCGATCCACCAGCCCGGCCCGCGCAGCGCGGGGTTGTGGGCCTCTGCGTGCATCGGGAAGCGCCCACTGAACATCAGCTCGTATGCCTTTCGCAGATCTCCACAGATCTGCTCCGAGAGCAACGCGTGCTCATGTCGGTCGAGGTACGTCGATGCCGAGATAGCGCCGTGAAGCGCGATCGGAACCTCGATCGTCTGCGCGGCGCTGTGCGCATGGTTGATGCCGTGATCGTTCCACGGGACGCCGTTGGCGTAGTACGGGAACGTGCCGCGCATCGCGATGCCGTCTTCGTTGCTGGCTTTCGCGTACAGATGCGCCATGGCTTCAACGGTGGCGAGCAGCCTGCGCGCGTTGCTCATTGGGTGCGTGCATTGGATCGAGAGCACGTTCGAAAGGAACGTCAGCACCCACCCGAACTCACGTCCCGCGTCCGTGCCTTTGCCGCTCGTGCACCCATCGATCAGCATCTTGAGCGAGAACGGCTGGTAGCCGTACTCCTTCGGGCGACCCCTTAGCGTCCACGCGAGCATGACGTGATTCGCAAGTGACTCGAGCCTGCCGCGCGCGACCCAGTCACGCGTGAAGATCCACGCACAGAGATCGTCGATGTACGCCCGCACGAGGTGCTGGCCGTCGATTGTGCGGTACATGCTGTTGTTCGCGCCAACCCACGGCAGGTCGCTGCCACCGTTCGCCAGCGAGTAGCCGAATGACTGCACGCCGTTGATCTCGAAGACTCGCGGTTCGACCGGCAGCCCGAATGGGTTGTGCCAGTACACCTGCATGCGCTCCTGGATCAGGTCTCCGCGCAGCCTGTGCCACAGGAACGTGTCTTCGTTCAGTCCCCAGCCACCCAGCGTGTGCAGCGCGAAGCCCCCAACGTCGCCGGGCTCCATGTCCCAGCCACCGTTGGCAACCGGGTTCAGCACGCCGCCGTTCTCCGCGCGCATCACGAGATCGTGGTACTTGGGGGATGTCTTGCCCTTCCAGATCGTGGCACGGTGCGCAAAGACATTGGCGGTATGTGTGGGCTGTGTGACGAGCCCCTCCTTGAAAGTCGGGCGAGTCTGTGTGCGCGTGAGTCCAAACCGCCGCGTGAAGCCAGCGCGCGGCTCAAGCATCACGTCGCCCCCGATCCTGAGCACGTTGGCGTGGACGGACTCGTACGTGCGGAACAGTGGCATGCTGATCTGCCACGCGAGGTCGTTCACCACCACGCGCGCTTCACCGAAGAACTGCGCCACCAGCGTCGATCCGCTCATGACATATCGGCTGTTGGTGATCTGCAACGCGCACACGACGTGGCTCGTGTACCGCTCGACGTACAGGTGCGCGCAGATCGTTGTGCCTGGATGCGAGAAGAAGTAGCGATCGACGATTCGCCACGGTCCACGCTCGAGGCGCACGATAGGGCCGCGGCTCATCTCGGCGCCGTTGATGATCAGCGCGAGATCGGGCAACTCCTCCTTCTGGGGGCCATCCGCTACATCGCTGGAGTCGTACCAGAGCAGCGGGCCAGTGGCGGTGCGTGTGTGGGGTGTCAGGTTGCTGGGGTCGAGACCGTGGCCTGAGATCAGCTGGGGCATGTGGAGTCCTCCTGTGCTGGAAGCTAGCATCGCGCCATGCAGCCCTCGAAGCTCCGAATCCAGCGCCTACGGCGCGGTTGGCCCGCCGCGTACGTCGCTTTCCAGCTCGGCGTGACGGACCAGTGCATCTACGACTGGGAGACCGGCCGGCGCGGGATCCCGGACAAGCGCCTAGCCGCTTTGCAAGATCTGTTCGGGCAACGGGTTACGAGGCCAGCGCGCAAGCGCGCTGGAAAACCCAGCTCGCGCCAGTAGGGTCCGCTCCTCATGGAGCTACTCACCCACTCGCGGCTCTCCTGCGCCCGCTCGTGCCTGCGCAGGCACCTCCTGAGGTACGAGCTAGGACTGCGCCCGGAGGAGGACGCCGAGCCCCTGCAGCTCGGCACGCTCTATCACCGGATGCACGAGCTGAACTCGGCCGACGCCTGCGCCGCGCTCGCGACGCAGTGCCCCGATCCGTTCCGCGGAATGCTGGCCCACGCGCTGTGGGCGCACCATCCGCTCTGCACGCACAAGCCTCAGTTCGAAGTGCTCGCGCACGAGGTGCAGTTCGAGTTCCCCCTGCGCAACCCGGACACCGCCGGCACCTCGCGAACGTTCATGGTCGCGGGCAAGATCGACAAGATCATCCGCCTGTCCGACGGCCGCATCGCGGTGCTGGAGCACAAGACGACGGCTTCAGACATCGGGCCGGGCAGCGACTACTGGCTGCGCGTGCGGATGGACCAGCAGGTCACGCTGTATCTGCACGGCGCACGCGCTGCCGGGTTCGATGCGACGACGATCGTGTACGACGTTGCGAAGAAGCCGAGCCAGCGCCCCTACAAGGCGACGCCGCACGAGAGCCGCAAGTACACGAAGGACGGAAGGCTGTACGCGAACCAGCGGGAGTTCGATGAACAGCCGGCCGAGTACTACGACCGCATCGCAGCGGAGCTGGCCGATCACCAGAGCGAGTACTACGCAGCGCACGAGATCGCGCGCATGCAGACCGACCTCGATCTCTGCGACCGCGAGATCTGGCAGCAGGCGCAGACGATCATGTCCGCGCGGGCCAAGAGCGCGTGGTATCGCAACCCCGATGCGTGCACGGGTCGTGCGCGCTGCGAGTACCTGGACGTGTGCTCGCTTGACCTCGAACACGGTGTCGTTCCCAGCGGGTTCCGCAAGGTCGACAACGTGCACCCTGAACTTCACTTCGCCAGCGAGGGGTAAGCCTCGCACCTTCTCATGACATCGAAACCCCCCGCCCCGCGCGCCCCGGCGCCGAGGGCAACGGCATCGCCGTCGACACCGACGACGCCGCCGGCAGATCTCACCATCTCCAAGGGCATCGAGCAGGCCGCACACCGCGTGGTGGTCTACGGCCCAGGCGGCATCGGCAAAACGACGCTCGTCGCGAGCAAGCCGGGCCGCACGCTCTTCGTCGACCTGGAGGGCGGCTCGCGAAACATGGACGTGGAGCGCATCCACGTGCAGGACTTCGCTTCCGTCCGCCGCATCCTGACGGATGCTGCGATCACGCAACCCTACGACACGGTCGTCGTCGACACGGTCACGGCGCTCGAGGAGGTTGCGAAGGCCCACATGCTTCGCACCGTTCCGCACGAGAAGGGCCACATGGTCAACTCGATCGAGGGCTACGGGTTCGGCAAGGGCTACCAGCATCTGTTCGATCTCGTGATGCTCGTCGTCGCCGACCTGGACCGCCTCTGCCGCTCCGGCAAGGACGTTGTGCTGATCGCTCACGACTGCGTCGACAACGTCCCCAACCCCAGCGGCGAAGACTTCATTCGGTACGAGCCGCACATCTACACGTCCAAGTCGGGCAAGGCATCGATCCGCAACCGGATCGTGCAGTGGGCCGATCACGTGCTGTACCTGGGCTACGACGTGAACTCGAAGAACGGCAAGGCGGTTGGCGGCGGGACGCGCACCATCTGGGCGCACGAACGCCCCGATCACCTCGCGAAGACCCGCACCATCACCGAACCGAACATTCCCTGGAACGACCCGACCGACACGACCATCTGGAGCCTGATCGCACAATGAGCACACCCTTCGATCCCACCGTCTACACCGCCATGGACCGCCCCGGCATCTTCAAGGCGAAGGTGCTGGAGGCCTTCATCCAAGACTCGGCGGACAAGTCCGAGCCGAGCAAGAGCGTCGCGGTCGTCTTCAAGTTCGAGATCCTCGCTGCGCTCGAAGCCAACGAGTGGAAGGACTGGAGCGGCTTCGGCCCGTACGCCGTCACGGGGTACTACTACGTGCTCGGCAAGGACGGCAAGCCCAACCAGAAGACGATCGAGCAGCTCGTGAAGAGCCTCGGCTGGGACGGCAACCTGCAGTCGTTCGTCGAGGAGAACTCGAAGGCGATCGGCCGCACCGTGCAGATCACCGTCGAGGAGAACAACTACAACGGCAAGACGACTTACCGCGCTGGCTGGATGAACCACGAAGACTTCGCGCCCGGCCCGAAGGGCGTCGACGCCGATCGTCTGAAGTCCATCCAGTCGGAGTCCGGGTCGCTGCTGCGCGCGGCTGCCGCCGCGGCCGCGAAGCCGGCAAACGCGCCGGCGCCGCCGAAGCCGAAGGAGGCCCCGAAGCCCGCGGCCACGAAGAGCAAGGGAAAGGCGGCCAAGGGTGATGACACTCCCTTCTGATCTCGCGCTCACCGCGGACCAGCAGCTCGCCATCGATGCGATCGAGGCGAGCGACGCGAACGAGTTCGCCCTGGGCGGCCTTGCCGGGACCGGCAAGACCACGCTGGTGGGCGTGCTGCGCGATCGCGGCCTGATCGGCACAACGCTCGCGCCGACCGGCAAGGCGGCGCATGTGTTGCGGACCAAGGGCGCGAACGCCGGCACGATCCACAGCGCGATCTACAACCTCGTCGAGACACGCATCAACGAGCGCACCGGGCTCTCTGAGCCGGTGTTCGAGTTCGACACCGAAGCGTTCCTCGGCAGGAACGTGTGGACCGTTGTCGATGAGGCATCGATGGTCAACGAGGAGATGGCGACGGACCTGCGTGCCACGGGGGCTCGTCTCCTGTGGGTCGGGGACCACGGCCAGCTCCCGCCCATCGGTGTGGATCCGGGCATCATGCGCAACCCAGACGCGAAGCTGGAGACCGTGTGTCGGCAGGCTGAGTCCTCGCCGATCATCCGGCTCGCGCACTGGGTGCGCACGGGGCACCCCTTCCGTGACTGGAAGAGCGCACCCGAGGCCGAGGTTGTGCGCAGCATGACGGTTCGCAACGTGGCCTCGACGGCGCTGCGGGCCAAGGCGCAGATTCTCGTGGGCTTCAACAACTCGCGGATCCTGCTGAACCGTGAGTGTCGCAAGCAGATGGGGTTCACCGGCGACATCGTCGTTGGCGAGCGCCTGATCTGCCTGCGGAACGACTACCGCAGGCGGATGTTCAACGGCCAGCAGTTCGAGGTTGTTGAGCTTGACGAGTCGGCGCTTCCGGGTTGCCGGTACGCGCGCCTGCGCTCGGTTGATGATGGCAGCGAACGCGACGCGGACGTGTTCGTTCCCTGCCTGGGGCGTGGCCCGAAGGACGACGAGCCCGAGGGCGCGTCGCTGATGGACTACGCGTACGCGATCACCGTCCACAAGAGCCAGGGCTCGGAGTGGCCGACGGTCGTTCTCGTTGACGCGACCTGCAAGCACTGGGACGATTCCCGGTGGAGGTACACGGCGATCACGCGCGCGAAGAACCGTGTGATCGTGTTCCTCTGACTCCTGAAGGGCCCCTCGCGTGTTGTGTGTGCGCGCGGGGGGCCCGCTTCCCACATGAACCTTCGCGACTATCAGGTCCAGGCCATCGCCGACGTGCGTGCGCAGTGGCGCAACCGTCCGATCCTCGTGCTGCCGACCGGCGCAGGGAAGACCGTCGTGGCCTGCGAGATCATCCGCCTTGGGCTCGAGCGCGGGAACCGCACGCTCTTCGTCGTGCATCGCCGCGAACTCGTGCAGCAGGCGGTGGCCCGCCTCGCAGCGCACGGCATCGAGGCCGGCATCGTCATGGCGGGCCACGAGAGCGACCTCTCCCTGCCGACTCAGGTGGCCTCGATCCAGACCCTTGCGCGACGCGGCGTGCCCGAGGCGAACATCCTGTTCGTCGACGAGTGCCACCACGCGAGCGCGGACACCTGGAAGTCTGCGATCGAGCAGCACAAGGGCGCCGTGATCGGCCTGACGGCGACTCCGTTCCGCCTCGACAAGCGCCCGCTGGGCCCGATCTTCGGTGCGATCGTGCGCGGCCCGAGCACCCAGGAGCTGGTCGAGCGCGGCGTGCTCATCGAGCCGACGGTGTTCGCGCCGCCGGCACCCGACCTGACGGGCGTGCACACGGTTGCTGGCGAGTTCCACCGCGGCGAGCTTCAGGCGCGCATGACGAGTTCCAAGCTCTTCGGCGACATCGTCGAGCACTGGCACCGGCACGCCGCCGGCCGGCGTACGGTCGCGTTCGCCGTCGGCGTTGAGCACTCGCGCGGGATCGTGGAGGCGTTCTGCGCGAGCGGCGTGAACGCAGAGCACCTGGACGGATCGAGCCCGCCGGAGATCCGCGCAGGCGTCCTGGCTCGCCTCGCGAGCGGCGAGACGCAGGTGGTCTCGAACTGCGACCTGTTCGGCGAGGGCTTCGACCTGCCCGCGCTGGAGTGCGCCATCCTGGCCCGCCCAACGGCGTCGCTCGCACTGCACCTCCAGCAGATCGGGCGCGTGATGCGCAGCTCCGACGGCAAGGACGACGCCGTTGTGCTCGACCACGCCGGGAACACGCACCGGCACGGTCTCGTCACGGACGAGTTCGAGTACAGCCTGGACCAGAACGTCCGCAAGTCGATCGCGACGAACCCGCGCATCTGCAAGCAGTGCTACGCGATCATGCTCACCGCGGTGTGCTCCGAGTGCGGATCCAGCGGCCAGCCGCTGCGCGAGGGCCAGCCGATCGGCCGCGGCGAGGTTGCGGTCGAACAAGGCGAGCTAAAGGAGTTCAAGCGCGCGCCGTTCCCCGACAAGCGCAGGGAGTACGAGCGCCTTGTGCGCCTCGCCAGCGACAAGGGCTGGCGCCTTGGTTGGGCGCGCGCTAAGTACAAGCAGACCTTCGGCGTGTGGCCGAGGCTGATGAAGGATGTGGAGGCGCTGTTCGTGTGCGAGCGGCACGAGTGGCAGATCACCAACTGGGGCACGCGTTGCGCCCGATGCTTCAGGGGGGCCGTTGTGAAAACCTTCGGGAGATACGAGCCGCCCGAAGGTCGGGAAGCACGGCGGCCCCCTCTTTCCTTGCGCGACCGGAACGAGGAGGCAGGTCCATGAACGAGAGCGCGCTAGACGATCTGCTGGATTCGTGCGAGGCCGACGCGCGGCGACGAGTCCCATATGGGCCGGACGCCACGGAGATCGCTGACGCCCGCGCTGAACTCGCGTCTATCCGCAGGCGCGTGGCCGACCTGGAGCGCATCGCGGTCGCCGCTGCTCGTGTGGCCCTGGCGCAGCCGAGAAGCGCAGGGGCGCTGATCGCGATCGATGAGCTTCGCAAGGTGTTGAGGACGCCATGAGCGACGAGGTCGATCGATGGCTTCTGACGTTCCGCACGGCGGACGGCTGCACACGCAGCGAGTTCCGCGCTGGGCCACTGACGACAGAGATCGTTGTCCCGCTCCGACGCTGCATTCCGCTGACGATGCCGACGCTTGAATCGATGCTTTCGCCGGTCAAGCTGCGCAAGTATCAGCTTCGGAGCGTCGACTGGGACGTGATGACGGCGACCTACGAGGAGGTGCCCTCGTGAGCGAGAAGGACATCCAGGTCGAGATCCTGCGCGCGCTCGCAGGCGACCGCAGGCTGCGCCTCTGGCGCGCGAACAGCGGCAAGGCCGTGAGCTTTGACGGCAAGCGCGTCGTGAGCTTCGGCGTGCCAGGGCAGGCGGATCTCACCGGCGTGCTCCAGGACGGCCGCCGCTTGGAGGTCGAGGTGAAGGACGAGCACGGCAGGCAGTCTCAACAGCAACTCGCCTACATGCGGATGATCCGCGAGTACAAGGGCGTGTACATCCTCGCCCGCAGTCCACAGGAGGTCCTCGATGAACTCAATCGGCTCACTGGCAACTGACGCGGTCGTCGGCGCTCTCGAGATGCGCGGCATCGCACTGAACAAGGAGATCCAGGACAGGATCGCGGCGGCCATCGACGCGAACGTGCGGTCGTCCGGTCTGGAGCTTCTGTCATTCGTCATGGACAGCGCGAACGTCACGCTGTATGGGCGCCCGCTCTCCGAGTGGAAGAAGATCAACGAGCAGTTGACCTCCTACTTCGGCGACTTCGACAGCAACCGGGTCTTCGCCGCCCTGGAGATGCGTAACGCGGAGATACGGCGACTGAAGGACAGGCTCCGCAAGATCGAGGAGGCACTGAAGTGAAGGAAGACAACTGGGTGCACCGCAGCGAAGGCATGCGCTGCCGCACGTGCATGTACTACGTCACGAAAGGCGGCGACCTCGGGCGCTGTCGCAGGCACGCGCCGGCGGTCTCGCAGGGCTGGCCCGCCGTGTTCGTCTCGGACTGGTGCGGCGATCACAAGCTCGACGCGCAGCGCCTTGCGCCGAAGCAGGAGATCGTCGAGATGAGGTGCACCTGCATCAGTGCAGAGACACGCAGCCTGACGTGCGGGGTCCACGGCATACCGGGGATGCCGTGAGATGCCGACGTACGATCACGACGCGCCGCGAGAAGCGCGCAGCGAAGCGCGCGTTCAGCATTCCCGCGTACATCGACCGCCAGCGGCACGAAGAGTACGTCCGCCTCCCAAGGCACGTGAAGTGGAAGCGCGGCCTGCTGCCGAAGAGGCGGTGGTTGCTCAACCCGCAGAGCACCCCATCCTGGAGCGTCGTGACATTCGCGTACTCCTCGAGGACGAGCACCACGCCGACGGCCGGCTGACCTACCACTGGGTCGATGTCATGCCGCTGGTCTGCTGGCCCTGCGTCGGCTGCAAGGTGCAGGTCGTTCGCCGCGGGGGCCGTTTCTGGGACAGCCGTACCGCGGTGCGCGAGGGCAACCTTGTGACCATCGCCGAGCACCGCTGTCCTGCCCTGGACCGCAAGACCAAGCGGCGCTAGAACCGACTCGCCATGATCGACTGGATCCGACGGCTGCTGAACGGCGACTGGTCGCGGTTCAACCATGCGCACACGAGCGTGGCGACCGGCGGCCCGCTCGACGCTGCAGCGATCGGCTCGGGACTTATCGCGCCCGCGCGCCTCGGAAGTGGAACAGCCGACGCCACGACGTTCCTGCGGGGCGACCAAACCTACGCTGTGCCTCCGGGCGGTGGCTCGCTGAGTGCCACGACCGTCGAGGTCAACCTCGGCGCGACGGCAACGTGGCGCGGGCGCTTCACGATCACGGACGCGGCGATCGGCGCAACGTCGAAGGTCATGGTCTGGCAGGCGTGCGGCCCCTACACGGGGAAGGGCACGCGCGCGGACGAGGCCGAGCTGTCACGCGTCCAGGTCGTCTGCGTGGAGCCGGCGGCTGGCTCGTGCGTCGTGACCTGGGAGACGCCGCCCATCGTCGTCATGCGGCCCCAGATCCCCAACGGTCGGCGAGATGCGCCGTCCACAGCGGCGGGCTTCGATCCCCGCTATCCGTTCGTCGAGATCACCCCGACCCGTCTGGGCAAGGTCCGGGGCAACCACAAGTTCAGCTACGTCATCGCAGCGTAGGAGGATCACATGGCAGTCATCGAGGGTGGTGTCAGCGGCGCCCTGGTTGGCGTCGGAGCAGAGACCGGAATCGGCATGCACGTCACGGCGCGCCCCGTCGCTCACAGCGCGCTCGGTCACTACCGCGTGTCCGCGGTGACGGGCACGCTTCCGGCGACGCTGGCGGCGTCGTCGCAGCTGTTCTACCTGCGATGGACGGACGCGACGCGCTTCTGTGTGGTCACGTACCTCAAGGCGTCGTTCCAGACGCTGACTCCGTTCACGGCGGCGACGCTGACCGACTTCGGCTTCGACTTGCACAAGGCGACGGCGGTGAGCGCGGGCGGTGGCGGAACCGACCTGGGCGCGAGCGTCAAGACCAGGATGCGAACCGGCGGCATGGGCGCTTCGCTGCTCGACGCCTCGGGCCTGATGCGCATCGCCACGACGGCGGCGCTCACTGCCATCACCACGCTGGACGCGCTACCCATCGCGCAGAGCATCGGTGACGCGAACCTCACGAACCCGGCGGGCGGCACGGAAGAGCCGCGGGTCAACGACCCGACGCTGCTGTTCAAGCCCGACATCGGCAGCGGCGAGTACCCGCTCGTTCTCGCGCAGAACGAGGGCCTCGTCGTTCGCAACCGCACCATCTGGCCCGCCGCTGGCACGGGCATCCTTCAGGTCGAGATGGCCTGGACGGAAGTCACGGCGTACTGACATGAGCGAGCGCAGAGAGAAGTCGCGTCGCCGGGCAGCTGCGAAGGTCCGTGAGCGCATCGATGCACTCAGCCGCGCCGGCGCGTCCGACATCGAGATCGCCGAGGCGCAAGCCGCGCACGAGATCCTCTCGACGAACAAGCGCGCGAAGCATCGACGGGCGCTGTACGCGCTCAGCGTTGTGCGCGAAGAAGCATTCATCCGTGACGTGCTCCGTCGTCGCAGAAACGCCAAGATCTAGGAGACTCCATGCTTTCACTGTTCCTCGCCCTCGCTTCGGGATGGACCACGCCGGTGCACGTCACCACGCCGTGGACCACGCCCAACTCCGTGAACCTCTCGCTCCCCGAGCACGAGGTCGCTGACTCCGTCACGCACTGGTCCGAGTGCTCCGTCCCTGCCGTTCCGCCCGGCGCCACGCTGACGCGCACGACGGTGACCGGCACGGACTGGCGCATGTCGTACGAGATGCAGAACCTCGCGCCGTCGCCGGTCCAGGTGAACGTCGTCGGCAACTACATCTGCACCGTCGGCCACGCTCCGCGCCTGTGGCTCCAGAACTACCACGTGAACGGCGTCCTGCCGTCCGGCTCGCTGATGGACATCTCGACCGCGTGGAACGCGCGGGCCTTCACCGTCAGCGCGGGCGGAAGCGGCGTCAACCTCGGGATCGCCGGCGGCGCGTCGGTCGCCGGCATCGTGGAGCAGCACTACGACTACACCTGGGTCACCGGGGGCGGCATCGTCGACGTTCAGCCCGTGACGAACTGGATGCGCCAGCGCAACGGCGTGCATCGTCTGTACCTCAGCGCGCAGGGCGACTACGCGTGGGCCTGGACAACGCCGTACGGGTGGCAAGGCTCGCACTCGCCGATCGCCTACACCGTCACGCCTGAGTGCCGCGTCACCTTCAGCATCGAGTACTACGTACCCTGATGTGCGTCTACTGCGACACGCGGATCGATCGGCCGCTGCCAAGCGGCCCCCCTCTCGACGACGTGTCGCAGTACATCTCCGGGCGCTACGTGATCGATCTGGGCGCGCGTGCAGTGCACGCCCTCGTAGCGCGCGGAGCCTCTCTCGTGTTCGCGGTCTCGGCCGAGGAGCTGACCCAGCAGCTCCCGGCCGAGGCCATCTACGTCAGAGACCGAGATCGCAACGCGCTGCTGCGCGTCGCGGCCGGGCACGACTGCATCGACACGGTGCACGTCGGTGAAGGACACGCCGATGCGATCCCGGCGGCGCAGGAGATCTTCCCGCGCGCACGGATCGTGGGCTTGTGCAGGGAGCGAAACACGAGACGCCTCCTGCGCGAGCTTCATCTGAACTTCGAAGCCGAGCACGGCAGCTACATCGTGCTCTGAGAGGGAAAGCATGACGCTTCTGTCTGAAGGTCTGTCCGCGCTCAGGCGCGGTTGGCACATCATCGCTCTCGACGGGAAGAAGCCTCGAGCGCAGGGCTGGCAGCGATCGCCTCCACCGAGCGAGGCCGTGGTCGAGGCGTGGGCGCGCCAGGGGAACCTCGGCGTGTGCACGGGGCACGGCTTCATCGTGGTCGACATCGACCCAGGCGCTGACACGAGCGCACTCGATCTGCCCGAGACCGTCGAGGCTCGCACGGGCCGCGGTGGCCGCCACCTGTACTACCGCTGCGACGAGCGCATGGCGAACAGCGTCGGCCGCATAGCCGAGCACGTGGACGTGCGCGGCACGGGCGGGCAGGTCGTTCTGCCGGGCAGCGTGCACCCCGACACCGGCGAGGTGTACGCGTGGCTCGTGCATCCTGACGAGCGCGAGATGGCCGACGCGCCCGCGTGGCTCGCGGAGGTCGCGCGCCCGAAGGAGCCGAGGGCGGTCGCCTCGATCTCAGGCGGCAACCTCGACCGCTGGGCAGCCGTCGCGATCGAGGCCGAGTTGAGATCCGTTCGCAACGCGCGCGAGGGCACGCGGAACAACACGCTGAACCGAGCTGCGTTCAACCTCGGGCAGATCGTCGAGTCCGCGCGCCTGGATCCGCAGGAGCTTCTCGACGAGCTGCTCCAGGCGGCCGACGCGTGCGGCCTGGGCGCGGCTGAGTCGCGCGCCACGGCGATCAGCGGCGTGCGCGCCGGCATGCAGTCGCCGCGCTCGAACGCGACGCGGCCACGCGCGCCTGACCGCGTGGTGCCGGAAGAAGGCGACATCCCCGAGGTGCTCGTCCCTGGCACGCACGTCACCGACCAGGGCGAGTTCATCGAGGTGAGCGACGAGGAGTTCGCCTCGGCTGCGATCAGCGCGATCGAGTACACGGGCCACGAGAACTTCTTCCGCCGCGGCGGCGTCGTGCTGGAGATGGACCTCACGAGCGGCGTCGTGTACTTGCCGGACGAGTACGACGTGCGACTCTTGATCTCGCGCTACGTGCGCTTCGCGCGCTGGCGTGCAGTGAAGGCAGGCGGCGGAGCCATCGTGCACGAGAAGCAGCGCGTGCCTGGAAGCACGGAGTACTCGCGTCTGATTCGCAGGCACATGCGCACGCACCCGAACGTGCGCGATCTCGAGGTCTTCGCGCCGCACCCGATGTACGTCGCGAACGACGGCAACGAGGTCATGCGCGCGCGGCCTGGGTACGACTGGCAGACGCGCGTGTACTGCACCGACTACACCGAGCAGGACGGCGAGACGTGCGACGTTGACGAGTTCCTGTGCGACTTCCCGTTCGCGACCGAGAGCGACCGCGACCAGTTCGTCGGCCTCATGCTCACGCCGATCGTGCGCCAGCTGATCGATGGCCCAGTGCCGATGCACCTGATCACGAGCACGATCGAGCGCACAGGCAAGACGAAGCTCGCGGAGGAGGTGCTCGGTGGTCTGCTCCTGGGTCGCCCGACGCCGGCCGCGCAGCTCGGCGGCAACGAGGAGGAGATCGAGAAGCGCATCCTCGCGCACCTGCTCGCTGGACCGCCGATCCTGCATCTCGACAACCTCGCCGAGCACCTCGACTCCGGCGCGCTCGCGTCGCTGCTCACGTCGAACGAGTGGAAGGGCCGCATGCTCGGGCGCTCCGAGGTCGTCTCGATCCCGAACCGGACGGTGATCGTCGGCACCGGGAACAACGTCCGGGCCTCGGCCGAGCTGGCGAAGCGCATCGTGCCGATCCGCCTGGAGCCCCGGTACGTGCGCCCGGACCTGCGGCGCGACTTCCGGCACCCGGACCTGCGCCGGCACGTGGCGCGCTCGCGCGCGGCCGTGCTGCGCACGCTGTGCGGCTGGGTCGACTCCTGGCTCAGGGCCGAGCGGCCCACGTCAGAGCGCGTCCTGGGCGGCTACGAGGCGTGGTGCCGGGTCGTCGGCGGGATCATGGAGTGCGCCGGCCGCACGGCGTGGCTCGCATCTCGGGAGTCCTGGGTCTCGAAAGCGAACATCGAAGGCGTCGACCTCCAGCGGGTGGTGCAGCTCTGGTGGGACCAGCACGGCACGTCGCGTACGCGTCCCAGGGAGCTTCTGGGCCTCTGCGAGGGCGGGGAGGTCTGGTTGGACCTCTGGGAGCGCGCGCGCACGCCAGAGGGGCGCACGGTGGCCCTGGGACGGCGCCTGTCCCGGTACTTCGGCCGGGAGTTCAACGTGCTCGACGACCTGGGGCGCACGGTGCGGGTGAAGCTCAACGACGCGATGCCCCAGGGCTCGCGGGTCATGTGGCTGGAGCCGGTCGCGCCCGGTGGGGGAGAAACCCCCACCGACGAAGAGCACCACCACTGAAGAATCGCGTGTTTCCCTCGGCTTTTTCAGCGTTCAGTGGGGGAGTGGGGGTTTTTTTTTCTCCTTACGTGAAGAAAAAAAAAGAAGAGCCCTCACGTCACATATAAGGGGCCTGGATTTACCCCCACCACCCCCACTCCCCCACCGGACACGAAGCCGCCCGCCCCCTGGCCCGCGGCGAGCGCGGGGTCGGGAGCGGGCGGCGTGTCAGCGCCGTCGAGGGCGCGGGCCGGGAGAGAGCTTGGGCGGGGCCTCCTGGGTCGCCTGGATGCGCGCTCGCGAGAGCGCGCGGGTCACGAGAGCCTGGACGGTCACCCCCTGGCGCGCGGCCTCGATGCGCAGGCCGTTCGCCAGGGGACGCGGGAGCCGGACGGTCACCGCTACGAGATCGTGCTCGCGGAGAAGGGCCACGCGATCACCTCCTCCCAGGCTCGCAGGTCGCCTCGAAAGGCGCTTGCGTCCACGTCGGCACGGACACTGCCGAACCAGATGCTGTCGGCGTCGAGACGCCAGAGGCTCGGCCAGTCCTCAGGGTTCTGGGCGTGGTAGGCGCGCAGCAGCTTCAGGAAGCGCGGGGAGACTGTCACGGAGAGCGTGTTCTCCATCGCGTGCACCGTGTTGAGTGCAGTGCAGAACGCGAGCGTTGCCGCTTCGAGCCTGCGCATGTAGAGCCACAGCAGAACTGCAGCCAGTGCGAAACCAATCGGGATTGCGATCATCGCTTCAGGTTCTCCAGGTGCGCTCGCAGTGCGGGCGCGAGTGTGAGGTCGAGCTTCGCAGCTTCAGCTGCGATCGCGTTCAGAAGGTCGAGACGCACGCGCTCGATGAGCACGTGCGTCTTCGGGATGGCGACGAGTGGCTCGCCGCTCAGCGCGCGCTTGACGTTGTCGAGCACGCGCTCGATGCGCTCGAGGCGGTCATCCATTGTCTGGGTGACCCCCGTGTGTGTTCAGCAACTGCACGATCGAGCCGCGCTTCGGCTCGATCACGAGGAGCGAGACATCGAACGAGCGATCGCTCGGGTCCTTGCGCTTCCAGCCGTGCGCGTGTGCGAGCGCCGCGCGCTTCGAGGTGAAGTACACGAACCCCAGGCTCGAGTCTGCTTTGCTTCTCAGGTTGACCTTGTAGATCTTCATGTGAACAGTCCGCTCTTCAGGGCGTCCTCGTGACACTCATCGCAGAACTCGACCGTCGCGTTCTGCATGTCGACGCGCTGCGAGAGGACGGTCGCAGAGCGCACGCACATGCCCTGGCACGCAGGGCACTCCGGGTCTTCGCACTTGCATCGCGACTCCACCTCTCGCTTCAGGCTGGAGAAGAGCGCGGGGTTGCGTGCGATCACGTTGGTCTCGACGGCGACAGCGTCGCCGACCATCTGCCAGCTCTCGGGCTGGACAGCTTCGATGAGGCGCTCGCGTTCGAGCGGCGTTTCTGGGATGAGCAGCGTGATGCTGCCTTCGAGTTGGAACTTCATGGCTTCCAGTTCAGCCGTGCGAGTTCGCGCGGCGCAGGCGTTCCGGCGGGGTGATGGATGAAGAAGCCGCAGTCGTCGAGGGAGCTGCCGGGCGCGACCTCGTAGACGATGCAGGCGGTCTTGGAGGAGATCGTCGTGCCGAGCTTCTTCAGCTTGGCACGCGCTTCCTCGAACGTGTCGGCTCGCGACCACGTGCGGTCGCTGGTGATGAGCATGACTTCGCGGTCGGGCTGGAGGATGAACTCGATCTTCACGCGAGTGCCTCCACCTGCTTGCGGTTGAGGACGGCGACCTGCGTGTTCCGCTTGTATCGGAACTGAAGCGACTGCCACGAGCGGTCGTTCAGCAGGTCGGTGATGTTCGCGTAGGTCGTGCCGGACGGCGAGTTGAGGACGAAGTCCTTCTTCGCTTTGAAGTCGGCGAGGAGTGCCTTCTTCGAGGTGTAGTCACGGCCGTAGGCCGGGGTGAAGACGAGATGCATGTGTGTGTCCTTTTCTTCAGGGCGCACTGGCGCGCCGACGCCGACGCTGGAGTGCGCCGGCGTTTCGCCGCTCGCGCGGCGAACCCACACAGTCAGAGACGCTCGATGGCGTTGTTCGCGATGTAGTGCGTGACGGGCTCGTCGACCTCGATCACGCGAACGTCGCGCACTGCAGTCCACCGCATGGCGAGGTCGACTACGTAGCGGTCGGCCTCTTCTCTCGTGGCAAAGCGCAGTGAGTTGCCGACCCAGTTGTCTGAGCCGAAGACCTGGACCTCGGGCTTGAAGCTCACAGCGCCCTCCGTGCCCGCACGGGCTCGACGGCGATGAGCGAGGTGACCTTGCCGCGCACGGTCGTGTACGTGGCTTCCTTCAGTGCCTCGATCGCGGTCTTCGCCGCGAGCTTCGTGGCTTCGGTGTCGAACGTCTCGGCCTCGCGCACGAGCGCCTCGATCGAGACGTTGTTGAGCTTCGAGAGCGCGCAGGCGAGCAGCTTCCACGGGTCGGCCTTCGC